AAACTAATTAAGTTACTTAAAGATATAGATGATAATCATGCTAAGACATATGGAGAACATTGTTTAATAAGATTAATATTAAGTAAAGTAGAAGGATAAATAACATAAGAAATGTATGGAGAATAAGATGATACAAATAAAAAATAGATTTTCAAAAGAAGTAATTTTTGAAAGTAAAAAAGATACAGTCAAAGAAGCAGTAAGAGAAGCGATTGTTAATGGTACTAATCTAAGAGGTACTAATTTAAGAGGTGCTGATCTATATGGTGCTAATTTAGATAATGTTAATTTAGATAATGTTAATTTAAGAGGTGCTGATCTATATGGTGCTAATTTAGATAATGTTAATTTANATAATGTTAATTTAAGAGGTGCTGATCTATAAGGTGCTAATTTAGATAATGTTAATTTAGATAATGTTAATTTAAGAGGTGCTGATCTATATGGTGCTAATTTAGATAATGTTAATTTAAGAGGTGCTGATCTATATGGTGCTAATTTAGATAATGTTAATTTAGAAGGCACTAATCTAAGAGGTGCTAATTTAGATAATGCTAATTTAAGAGGTGCTGATTTAAGAGGTGCTGATTTAAGAGGTGCTAATTTAGATAATGTTAATTTAGAAGATACTAATTTAGATGGTACTAATCTATTAGCAAGTGGAAATATGAAAGAACTGAGAACAATGCAAATTGATACTTACAAAATAGGATTTACACTTGATACCTTGCAGATAGGATGCCGAAGACATAAAATAGAAGAGTGGAAAAGCTTTAGTGATGAAGAGATAGCAGAAATGGATGACGGTGCTTTAGAGTGGTGGAAGAAATTTAGACCTATTGTATTTAATATTATAGAGGTTTGCTATGAGGATAAATGGAAAGGAAAATTATTAATTGAACTAAGCAAGGAGGATAAATAATGAAACTAGTAATTAGAAAGAAAGATAATTATAATTTTATCTTAGCAGATAAATTAGATGAACCAAAGATATATACTATAGCTGGTAAAGATATTATTAGTAACTATGACAATCAAGATTACTTCTATGGAAGACTAGGATCTGCTCTCAGAGGACTTTTTAAACACAGTAAGGTTAAGATACCTTTTATTCCAGAAGAGCTTGATTTGGTTAAACCCTCATGTCAGGAATCACTATATGATGATTGGATTGATTTGGAAGTTAAAGAAGTTATAGAAAGGCTAAGTGATGGACAATAAAATTGTATTAGAATTTAATTTTAACAACCTACATTTAGAGGTTGAAAGATTAATTAGGTTAGATAGAAAGTTAGCTGAACAAATGTCTTATGAGTTACTGGCTCAATTAGCTATTGCTGAAAGAGAAGAACTAGAAGATACGAATATGTTTAGAACCATGGTTGAATTATTTAAACCAACAAATATAAGGGAAGTAAAGTGATAAAAGAAACTATATTAGGAGCCACAAAGTATGTTGGTTCAGGAATAGAAAAAAGCTTAAGTGCTAGTTCTGTGGGGAATGAAGTATGTCAGAACTGGTTAAAGCAAGAGCATGGAATTATTGATGAGACTGAGATAGGTCAAAATACACTTGGATCTATTTTTCATTTAGGTATGGAGAAGATGTTTGAAGGTAGTGCATTTGACACTGAGTATGCTATGTACAAGAAATTAGGTGATTATTCTATTACAGGTACAGCTGATTTAATTGATACTGAAAGTAATTGTATTTATGACTATAAACTTACTAAGAACTATACATATAAGATGTGGTCAAAAGAGCCATTGACAAATGGATATACTGTACAAATGAATGTATTGAAGTGGTTAGCTGAAAGAACTTATCCAGAAAAGAAGTTTGATATGAAGTTAGTATGGTTCTTAAAAGATGCAGTTGCAACTAAAGATGAACCAAACATGATTATTAGTGAAGTGCCTGCTATAGATATAGAGCCAATTATACAGGCTGCAGTAGATGAGTTAAAGGGTGTGCTTGATGTACCTCCTAAATGTAAAGATTTATGGATGAGAAAAGTTAAGGGTGTTAATGTACCTATGAAGTGCAAGTACTATTGTTCTTACAACAAGGTATGTCCTCATTATGATGAGCCAGTGAAACTCCCAACTACTTGGTAAAACTAAACTCTTGGCTCGAAGCGACAGCGAGAGAGCCAAGCAAGATATAGATATTAAATCAAAAGGAAATAAAAATGAAATATATATTAACTGAAGAAGAGTTAGAAGAAAAAAGTATTAAAGATTATGACAGAGGATGGATTGCTTCATGGCATCAATCTGATAAGGAGATGGCTCTTGTTAAAGAAAAACTTAGAACCACAGAAAATGAGTTAGAATTAATTAAGAAGAAAGTTAATGAATTATTAAATATTAATATTTAGTTGTTAGTTTCTATATTAAATCTTAAGTCAATCTAATCTTCCGCTTACGCTACAGATTAGGGAATAGTTTGATAGGTTTTTAGAGAGGTTGGGGATTAAGATATAAAATTATACTGAGTTGATTCTTAATTAATTATTAAAATTAAAAAGAATTTTAAAACTTGTATACTTTTAAAAAGGAAAGGAATTTAGAAATATGTTTGAAAAAGTATATGGATTTCATTTAAATACAAGAGTTTTTCAGGAAGAATGTTTATATATACTTGATAGAGATCATTACATTATAGACACAATTACTACTGGTTCATGTGATAAGTGCATTAAGGCTTACTTTCAACTAAGAGATAATGCAATGAAAGAGCTTGGTCAAGAAGAGTGGATTAGAAGACAAGGTATCTTGAGTGATTTAAGATTGAGTGGTAAAATTAATATGGAGATGTTTAGACGATGAACATAGAACAACAGTTAGATCTATTAGAAAAACAAGGAATGTATTATACAGACAGAAGATTATATGAATCTGCACTGTATTATTATGGTTCAATTATTTTAAATAGCTACAACTACAGAAAGAAAAGTGGAAAGAATATTAAATATTTTGGTGTAGTATTTAGTTCATCTGGTTCTGGAAAAGATTTTAGTTTAGATACCTGTAGGAGTTTATTTAATTTTGAATCTTATGTAAGCAGAATGAGCTATTGTACTACTGTAAATAATGAGATGATGGATAAGCCAGAAGATGTTGCTAAGATGTTAACTGGATTACCTAGCTCAGTTGAAGTAGCACTAGAAGGAACAAAGGAAGGTTTATTCACTATAGCTAATTCACAAGCTAACAGTGGATATGGTTCTTTAAATCTAATTAGTAGAGAAATTGGAGACATCATTGCTGGCTCTACTGAGCTAATATCTAAGCTAAAAGAATTATATGATGGTCACTATAAGGCTAAAGTAATTAAAGGCAATTCTGACTCAAGTAGAGAAACAGATATAGACAATATTGTTTGTAATATGTTTGCTGCTGGATCACAAGCTGGATTTAATGCTGAAGGTAAAGCTGAATTGCAAAAGATGGTATCGTCTGGTATGTATCGTAGAAGTTATATTATAGATATGAAACCTAATGATATTGTTGAGAATGAAGAAGATATTTCTTTGGAGCCAGTAAAGAAATGGTATCAAGACTTGCAGGCAGAAGAAGATGCTATGTTTAAACATAAGTTTGATATTAGTGGTCATACATTATTTGATCTTGAAATGACAATCGAACATGATGCTGAGGTAAGATTAAAAGAAATAGGTTCTGAACTAATTGCTAAAGCAAATGAAGATAAGTATAGTGAGCTTATTAGAGCTGAGATAGGGTCAAAAACGATGATTGAAGACCTTAGCTATATCATTGCCTTCCTGGAAAGAAAAAACGTTTCTGTGGAGTGTGTTAATAAAGCATATATGTTCTATCAATTTACTAGAAAAACTGTAACAGATATCTTTAAAACAGTTCAACCTTATCATACAGCATATGATTTACTTAAGAGAGGAAAAGGATTGTCTAAATCAGAAATGATTGAGCTAGATGATAATATTCCAAACGGTGTAAGTAAGTTTAATGATATGGTTCCTATGTTGCAAGAGCTGTGCTATAGAAAGAATGAATTATTAGTTCTACCAGCTGAACGAGTTATGGTTCCTAGATATAATATAGAGCCACTACCACTAACTACACTAGACTCTATGATTGTTTCTACTGCATCTGGTAAATCAGAAGGTCAGTATGAGATAGCATACTTTCAAGATAATGTTCCTTTCTTTGGAGCCAATAGAAAGTCTATAGAGTATATGGTTCGTAGTCCTATTGAATCTTTTTTATTGTGTCATTTTAATGATACAGATAAGAGTAAAAAAATAGGTATTGAGATTGATCCAGAAGGTCAGCAAGTTTGTGGATATAGAAGTGAAAAATACTTTATATCTGGTGCAAATATGGTAGCTTTTGACATTGATGATGGATTAGAATTGACTAGAGCAAAGTCTTTGCTTGAGAATTATACATATATTATTTATACTACTAGGAGCCATCAGAAAGATAAGAATGGTTTTGTTTGTGATAGATTTAGAATTATTATGCCAACGAAACAAACTTATTATTTAGAACCAAGTCAATATAAAGAGTTCTATATTAATCTTGAGAGTAGACTGGGATTAGATGCTAATGATATACAGACTAGAAATGTTAGCAGGTTATGGTTCACCAATAAGGATGCTGAAGTTTTTGTAAATGAAGGCGAGCTATTAGATACTAGTAGTGCATTGCCAGATACAGAAAAGACAGAAGCTATATTGCCTATGCTTGAAACAGTTAATTCTTGGTTGGGCCAAGGAGAAATTGATATTAGACTAGAAGGAATTTATAAGCATTTTATTACTCAGACATCTAAGGGCGGTAGAAATGGTCAGATGTTTAAGCTAGGAAAAATGATTAAAGATTTAGGACTTGATCATAAAGAACATATATGCAGAGTTAATGCTATGTTATATGAACCATTAGGTGATCATGAGTTAGAGTTGCTATACAAAAGTGTAGCTAGATAATTATTGGCAGTCAATAGAGAACCTCTATTCGTAGTCAAGTGAACTATATAAGTTTAAACTTGAGATGTAAGTCCAATATATTTTATAAAGTATAAAGGAGTCATATGGATAACAACATAGTGTTGATTTACGGTAGTTCGGGTTCAGGTAAAAGTTCGTCATTGCGACACTTGGATTTTGATAGCACAGTACTTATCAATATCGAAGGTGAATAACTTGCCTCGCTAAATAGTGATATTTAGATGATTAGGTGTTGAATTCGGTGGACGACTCTAGTAGTTAATACCGAGCTAAGATTAAAAATGGTATACTATGGTCAGTATTGATATAAAGGATAAAAATGAAACATCAAGAAATAACAATTATTGACGATAGAGTGCTATACTCTGTATATGAGAATGGTGAGATTTGGTCAAAAAAGAACATCATGGTTCCTGTAGGAACAAAAGGAAGGAAGTTTAGCGGAAAGTTTACGACCGTTGAGTGTGAAGACATTAGGTTAAAGACGCAAGTAAATAGCAGAGGGTATGAAAGTGTGTCTATCAAAAAGAAGACAAAAATGATACACAGGCTTGTCGCTGAATGTTTTATTGAAAACCCAGAGTCTAAACCTTTTGTTAACCATATAGATGGAAACAAGCTAAACAACAATGCTTCCAACCTTGAATGGTGTACTAATAAGGAAAATATGAAACATGCCTTTAGAGCAGGACTACTAAACAAGAAGAGTCTTCTTAATTTAGTGAATAATTCAGCTTTGTCAATAGAGGATGTTAAATATATAAGAACCAACTATAAAGCTAGAGATAAAGATTTTGGAGGAGCTCAGTTAGCTATTCAATTTGGAGTATCAGCTGCTGCTATATCTGCAGTAGTAAAAAAGAAAACATATACAGATAGTAAATATTTTTAATAAAGTGTAACGACTATCTCCACAAGGAGAGTACTCTCAAGCGAGAGGAAGCGGCACCCATCTCAAGAAGATGAAGATATAGTCTGAACTATATGGCGACATATAGAAGTTCATTAGCGAACTGCAATGTACTAGCGACACATTGTGAACACAATTGAAGATGCTTCCGATTAGAGGAGCCAGCAAGATGCGGCAAGAGGTACCTAAGAATCTAACGGAAGTTAAAGTAGCAATAAAAAAAGCAGTGGATGACGATAGTGTAAAAACTATAATCTTCGATTCACTAACAATGTTCGGAGATAATATATTATATCCAGAACTGGTAAGAGATGTACCTGACAGTAGATCAGGTTGGTTGGACTACAGGGATGCTATATCAGGAATGCTAGAGTATTGTAAGAAATCAGGAAAGAGTTTTATCTTTATTGCTTTAGCATCTGATGTACTAAATGAAAAAGAAGCTGTACTAAAGACTGTACCTGCTATTCAGGGAAGTATGAAGAATAGTTTAAGTAGTCATTTTACTGTGGTTCTTAAGACAAACGTACTTGTTGAAGATGGAGAACTTAGATATGTATTCCAAACAAACAAGACTGCAAAAGATAAAGACAATGAAGCAAAGAGTCCATTTGGATTATTTGATGAACTGTACATTGACAATGATGTTGCTAAAGTAATTGAAGCAATTAACGAATATAAATAAAAAAGACAAGGAATTAATATGAGTAACTGAAAGTCAAGATTTCCTGTATATATTTATGGTATAATACTTAAACTATAAGATAAAGGAGTAATGAATGACAAGTCAATTGAAGTTTATTAGAACAGAAAAAGGTCTTTTAGGTTCTATTTATCAGAATCAAAAAGGAAAATCAAAAAGAAGAGGTCATAATCCTCCAGAATATTCTCTTGAAGAATTTAGGGAGTGGGCATGCAATAAAGAAGACTTTATTACCATTTATGACAAGTGGGTCGAATCTTTTTATATGAAACCATTGCGTCCTAGTGCAGATAGGATTGATGATAATAAAGGGTACTCTTTGGATAATATAAAAATTGTTACTTGGCAAGAGAATGACGAAAAAGAACGAGCAAAGAAGAGAAAACCAATTCTTAGAATAAATGAAGACGGTAGTACATGCGAGTTCGAATCTGCACTGCAAGCATTTAGAGCTACAGGGATTAGTTTCTCTAGTATAAGAGAAGTTTGCAGAGGGAAGAGAAAGAGTGCAGGCGGTTATGTCTGGAAAGAAAAAACAAAAACACAAGGAAATTAATATGAGCTCAAATTGGGGATTAGACACAGAATTATTAGAGAAAACAAAAAGAGATAGCGTAGCAGTAGTAGGTGGTGGATTTAAGCCATTAGATAGTGGTTCTTATAAAGTAGCTATTGATAAAATGTACATTAATAAAACAGATTCTGGAGCACAGATGATGAACTTAACATTTAAAATTAAAGATTCTGAGAAATTAATTTTTGCTAAGTACTGTACTAGATCAGGTGACGAAAAAGGAAACAAAGCTACATTTACAATATTAGCTTCACATCCAGAGTTCTTAAAGAAACAATATGCAGTTGGTTCTGAATGTCCACTACCAGACTATAAGTTTATCACACAGTTATTTGCTGCTACTAAGTCTGAGATGATTGACAATGCACCAGAGGAAGGTATGATTAAAATTGGAGACAATACTATATCTGCTAAAATCTTTAAGACAATGATTGGTAAAGAGTTAACTGTATGTGGTCAAGTTCAAGAATCTGAATACAATGGTGAAGTTAGTGAGAAGTTTGTTCCAGTAGTTTACTTAGATACTGATGGGTTAAATGCTAATGGTGATGAGATGGTTGAAAAGTTCAATAAGAAGATTGAGAAAGAACCAGTAAAAAGACTAAAACAAAAAACTGTTATAGCTAAAGCTCAACCATCTGGCGACATTCCTTTTAATTGAGGTCAAGTAGCACCTATACCCCAAGCTACGATAATAAAAAAAAGGAATAAGAATGAAAGAATGTTTTAAATGTAACAAGAGGCTGCCACTGGTGGCCTTCTATAAGCACAAAGGCATGAACGATGGGCATCTAGGAAAGTGTAAAGAATGCACGAAGGCTGACTCTAGAAAACATAGAAGTGATAATCTTGAAAAGGTTAAGGAATATGATCGAAACAGAGGCTTCAGAGGTGCAGCACTTATGTTTGCATATAATGCTAGCAGAAAAATAAAAATAAAAAACGAATGTAGTTTTTGTGGCTCTGACGAGAATATAGAAAAGCATCATCCTGACTATGGTGAGCCAGAATATGTGGTTCCATTATGTAGATCCTGCCATGGAAATACTCATGCTATAGTTAATATTAGCAGAGACTCTATAGTTAGTTATGCGGGGTCTTTTTAATGGAGTGGTTCTTTGAAGGTAATCCTGCACCGCAGGAGCTACCTTTTGCTTATGGATTTACTTACAAGATAATCTTTAAAGATAGTGATGGTAAGAACTGGAGCTATTACGGAAAGAAGTCTTTCTATAGAGCCAAGACACAACCTCCACTGCAAGGCTATAAGAGAAAAAGAAGATCTATGGTTGAATCTGATTGGAGAACATACAATGGTTCTTCTTCTTTAAGTAAGGGTATGGAAGTTGTTAGTAAAGAGATATTGTCTCTAGCTAATAGCATGAACCACTTGTCATACTTAGAAACTAAATTATTATTTGAGCACGATGTACTATACAACGAAGATAATTTAAATGCTAATATTGGTGGAAAGTATTATGACAATGTAGACAGAAGAGCTGGTAAGTGGCTCAAAGTTTTTGAAGGACAATGCTAATGGAAAATATAGAATCTATAGAAAGACTAGACAATGCTACATCTGACCTAGCTAAGGTAGCTAATGCTATAACTGAAAAGATGAAAGAGAAAGTAAGCAATGATGTTCAATCTTATAATGTTGGTGAAAGTAATTATGCTGAGAAGAATATACAACCATGGGATATATGGTCTGAGTATAAGTTAGATCCATGGAGAGCAGATATTGTAAAGAGAGTTCTTAGAACAAAAGAAGGTCAAGGTAAGCTAGACTTAGAAAAGATTATACATATATGTAGATACTTATTAGAAAAGGAATACAATGAAAGCAGTAATTAGAGGACTACATCCAAGAGAAGGTAGCAATGAATATGTTGTTGTCTTTGAAGATGGAAGAGAAATTAAGTGTGCAACAATAGATGATGCAATGAAGATAAAGGAAGCAGGATGATTAGTTATTGGCAAAAAGGATTAGCTAAGTGGAGAAGTGATAGAAACATTACTGAACCATCTGGTAATATTGTCATGATGATACATGAAGAAGTAACTGAATTACATGAAGCTGAGATCAATAAAGATGAACATGAGATAGTAGATGCTTTAGCAGATATTATTGTACTGTCTGTTAATGAATTAGAACTGATGGGTTATGATGTTGATGGTGTTATGAATGAAGTAGTTAAAGAAATTAGTTCAAGAAATCAATGTCCTAAACAGAAAGAAGACTGGGATAAGAATGGAGCTAATGGTAAGTGGCTCAAAGATAAAAACCAGAATGATACTTACAAGGCAAAATATAATGGCTAAAAAAAAGATAGCTAAAAAGAAAGATTATGTCAGAAAGATAGTAAAGAATGATTCTGGTCAATATTTAGTTATGGTTTCTGAAGGTCTGGTAGATGCTTGGAGTATTGAGAAAGTATTCTATAAAGAGATATTTGCTATTTCATACATTCGAAGAGCAGAAGACTAAAAGGGGAATTAGTTCCCCTTTTAATATTTGTCCATTACATTTGTAGCAGTTTTTATTCCACATTTTTCCATAAACTTCTTTAAGCTTTTAATTCTAAGATCGTCTTCATGGCGTTTCTTTTCTTCTTCTGTATCTCTAGCAAGAGATTTTTGCCAATAAGCAACACCCATTGCAACTACATCTACAATATCATCATGCCTTAATGAACCAGCAACTTCTGTTATGTGTGTTAATTGATGTGTAAATTTATAGTCTGCTTTATTTTTTTCACTATCTTTTATTAAAGCATGTTTGTTTATTATTAATCTGTGTTGCATCATCACTGGCTCTAGTGCATTAATAATTCTTTTTTCTTTATTTGTTGTGGCTCGTAAATCTTCAACCATACAGTTGTGTTCTTTTCTAAGTATTGGTTTTAAGAGTTCAGAAAATGCACCATCACCAAAGTTAGACTCTACTTGGATTAGGTTAACTTTATATCTTTTTGCTATCTGAGCTAGAGCCATCAGTGCTACCTCATCATATCCACCTTTAACTCCACCAAAGTCTAATAGGAATATTCTACCACCCATTTGTGCAGTAACACAATAAGCTGTTTCATCAGAACCTCTTCCAGATGGATCTATAAACATAGCCATTCCTTCGTACTCTTTTCTATCATCATTGTAGAAGCGAGGTCCATATATAAAATCACCCCTAAATCCACAGTGCTTAATATCAAATAATGTATGCTTCTTTTCTGAACTATATTCAATATGAGTAGGTGCTTTTTCTAAATCAAGATCCATTACAATTAAGTCTGATAATTTAAGTGGAAATCTTTCTGCATCTGACATCGTAGTATCGAGCATATATTGCAGTTTATACCTAGACTTACCTTTCATCTTCTGCTTGATTAAATGAGCCATATTCAGTCTTGCGTCTGTCGCTAAACCTATCTTGTATGGTTCTTCATCACATGCTTTTTGAATGTGTGGAGCTAAGTCACCATCATATACTGATGTATCTTCTGGATATTCAGATGGAATAACAATTCTCTTGAATCCATCATCAAGTAATGTATTGTATACAGACTCAGATGACTGAGGAGTACATATACACATTTCTCTAAATACTCCAGCAATACCTAGGTTTGCTGTATCTCTAACACCAGCTAATAGTTTTTCTCTTTTTTGTGCAGTCTCACTGTTCTCAGGAATTTCAACATCATCATATATAACGAACGAAGCTCTTGATCCAGTCTTTGCTGCTGTAACACCGAATGCTGCAACTGAAGGTGAATCATCAGGGGTTCTACCTGCTACATCAAACTTACCACCAGAACTTCTTTGATCAGGTGTTGGATATAGATGTTCTAATAAAGGTGTAGCCTTTATTAGGTTTAAACAGAATAGAGTGAACGACTCTGCTCTTCTACCAGTAGCTGAAACAACAACAATCTTTTCATTCTTATTTCTTAATAAGAGCCATAAAGTAATAATCTGTACTGTTAATGATTTAGATAAACCTCTTTGTGCTTGTAGCATTAATGGATCTGTAGAGTTAACACAGGATCCTAGATACTCAGACATATATAATTGATCATGAGTTGGATATGGTAAGTTTTGACACCAGAATATATACTTATGGAACTCTAAAAGATTATTAACAAGAATCTTCTTGTCTTCTTTTGTTAACTTTCTGTAATCTTTTATTTGTTCTGAATAAGTAAATGTACTCTGTGCTGCTAGTGGATATTTAAACTCTAACATTTTCAGCTGTACCAACTAAGCTGTCTATTACATCTGCTTCAGATTCTTCTTGTCTTTCTTGAACAACCTTATTGTTCTTTAGCATTGTAACTATTGGAGCCAACTCCATTGCCTTTAATTCACCGTTATCTAGTGCATCTAAATATGTATCTAATACTAGATCCTGAAGCCTTTCAAACTTCTGAGATCTTGTCATCTTTCCTAATTCCATTCTCTTTCCTTTTTTGTTTTTAATCAGCTATCAATGCCTGATATGTTGGTTTAGTTAATATTGAATTATTAATTCCTGTTAGGTCCACTATTGGTTTAAGTGCCTTTTTCGAATCTTCACCCATTAATATTTTTGCTGGAGCACTTATTGCTTGTAATACTTTGTTGGCTCCATCTATTATTGGTAGAGATGATAGTGCTGAAGTCATTTGACCATTATGTCTATTGTCTCCAATAAGATTTTCTCCAAACGCCATATTGCTTCCAAAGTTTAGAACCATAGGAAGTACACTTCCTTGTGGCATCATTCCCATTGTACCAGCAACAATCTTATCTATCTCTAAATTTTCATTTAGTTTTTCTTGATTACCTGCATAATTAACACCTTGTTTTGCAATGTAAGATAATGTCAATACTGTCATTTGAGATGCAATTAATCCAACCATATACTTATCTTTTCTGTTTAGGGCTCTACCTAACTGCTTAACATAAGCTGTCATTACGAATTGTTTTAATTCTAATGCAATCTTACCAAAAATTGTATCTTTAAACATATAGTCTGCTTCAGATACCCAAGACACTTGATCTCCTAACCTTTGCATTTGAACCAATGAGTCTGTTCTTCGCTGTACTCCAACTAGGAATACTTCTTTTGTCATTGGATCCCATTTGTCTAGGTTTAATAAAGTATCATCAGCATATTTATTCATACTGTCATATACTGCTTGTTCCATATTTCTACTTAATCCAAGTTCCTTAATCATCTTATCGTAAGTAGTAGTTCTGGCTCCACCTTTTGCTACTGCTTTCATTTTCTTGAATACCCCAAGTACATGTGCAGTTTGAAAGATCATAGTTAATGGCTTAATACCACCAGTCATTAAAGTGAACTCTGCAAAGTTTTCACCAAACGATTCTACTTTACCAATAAAATCTTTCTTATGAGAGCCAACTATAGCAGAATAATCATGTTCATGTTCATACAGTTTTGGTCCAGATAAGAACTCATTGTATATACCAAGTGACTCTTGTATTTCTTTAGCTTGAGCTGTGTCAATGTTTCCAGTCTTGTATGCTCTCATAATAGATTTAACTGCTGGCATTGCATCAATAAAGCTTCTTAATCCTTGATCCCACATAACATTCATTGCTTCTGCTGGCATAGTAAAGAAAGTTTGTCCAAGTAGTCTACCTACATTGTATGAGTGAGCTATTCTATAAGCTCTATTTCCTGAACTTGCTGGATCTTTTGCAGTTGGTGTACCTTGAAGATCTTTAAGTATTGTCTCAAGTCTAACCATTTCCTTCTTTGCTTCTTTTTCTGTAAGTTCTTTTCCTGCTATTGCTTCATTTAGTTCTTTTGCAATTCTATTTTTAAAGTCAACAATATCTTTTTCTGTATTCAAGAACCTTGCTTTAGGGTTCTGAGCTTCATCTAGTACTTTTTCAATATTGCTTTTAATTAAAGCATTTAATTCTTTTGCTTTTGCATCTACATCAAGATTTTTTATAGTATCAATTTCATTTCTTAGATTCTTGATTAATCCTATAGTTGGTTCTGGAAGATTTAATTCTTGTCTTAAATAATCATAACTTCCCCCTTCTATTGCATTGATTACTTCGTCTGTCTTAGCTTCAAGCTCTGCAGCATACTTAGCTTTGTTTTTGCCTTTTGCTCTTGGCACAGCTTCTTCAATTAAATCTCTTATTCCTCGTCTAGCCATCAATGACAACTCATCAACTTGAGCCAGTAATTCATCAAGACTATCTGTTTCTGCTCTTGAGATCTTAAGTTCTTCAATTAGCTTTTTAACTTCTGGAAGTTCTATTGCTTGCTTATATGCTTTTTCTGCTGTCATTGTCATGTCAGCTGGCATTTTCCAAGAATACTTACTTAGTGTTGTTGCACCTGCCATCTTTCTTGCATACTGATCCATATTACCAATGTAGTCATGGTTCAATATCTTGTCGAAGCTAAGGTCTACATTCTGACCTTTGTCATTTTGTATTGTTTTAATGAATCCATAGTCTAATCCAGTAAGGCTCTTAGCTGATTTACCTAGAGCTTCATCTGCTGGTACATATACTGGCTCTAATATTTGTTTAATTAGATCTTTTTCCGATTGAGACAGGTCTTCTTCTAGTGCATCCTTCATAATAGAACCAAAAGTATCAGATCTTACTGCTTTCCCACCAGATACTCTAGCATAGAACCCTGCAGCTGCTGTTCTTATTCCAGCTTCATCAATGTTTTGAATACCTTGCTTTTGTAGTTTACTTATAATTGCTTCTTGGAAAAAGTCAATAATTTGTTTTTCGCTAACACCTTCATTTATAAGTTTTGCAAACATACTCTTATTGTAAACAAACGGAATATAATCTTTACTTTTAGTAATCTCATCTCCCTGAAATAGTCTATGTCCAGCTTTTTGTAATTTATCAAAACTTTCTTCTGCAACTTCTTCCATTGCTTTACCACTTCTAACTAGAAGATTAGTTAATTCATCTTGACCGTTAAGACCTTTTCTGTTCATAACCTTATCAACTGCAGTTTGTAGATCCATATCATGTACTCTTCTTAGTACTTGAATTTCACCTAAAAGTGCTGAGAAATCATCTTGTGTTGCACCTGTTGGTTTTAATCTTTGGAACCAGTTAGGATTATTTACTAGTTGATTGTACTCAACAAGTAACTGATCTATCTTTCCTGTTCTTGTGGCTCTTAGTTGGTTCTCTAATATATCTCTTCCAGTAGCTAAGTCTGGGGCATTAGTGTCAAGATTTTGAAGTGTAGCATCTGGAAATAATCTTCTTGAAAAGTTAGCCATAGTACTAGACTTTGATTGTCCTGTTATGTAAGCCATATCTTGTCGTGCAGCTTCCCATCCTTTTTGTATAAAGTTTTGGTTTGCATATTCTGCATTCTCACTTAATACATCAGTCAATGATTGATCTGCTCTCTTTCCTGTAGCATTAAAATAAGCTTCTTTTATTATCGTAGAAGACTCTTCCTTGCTTTCTGCTTTAGCAACCTTCTGTAATACTGAGTCAGTAATTCCACTGGTTCTAAGGATTGACTGGTTTGCTAAGTCATTGAATGATTTGCTTCCTGATCCAAATAAGGCTCCAAGAGTACCATCAAATAATAGTGCTCCTGCATAGTGCATAGCTGTCTTATCATCTTCTCCTGCAATGTCCTTTAGTCCTTCAAGAGCCATACCAGCTGTTCCTGAAGTAATAAATCTAGCTGCTGCAGTAGAACCAAGTGCTGTTGCTGTTGCAGGAAGTAAAGCTGCTGCTCCAATATATAGTGGTGCATTAGTTAATTCTGCTGTGGCTCCAACACCCAGTTGTGTTCCCCAGTGTTGTTGATCCAGAAATCTTCTCTTAGCACTCTCTTCTTGATAGTACTTTGTTATTTCTTCCATGTGAGATGCACTCTTCGCTTCACTAAAATATCTATCTTTATATGAAGAATGAATATCATCAGTTAATTCATTGTCTATCATATATTGTTCTTTTGCTGCATCATTAAAGTTATTATCAATAGTAAAAGTGTCTGCATCTATTCCAGAGCCATTAGTTGCTGCCATAACTAATAGAGAGTCATCTTTAAACCCTCTATCCCAGTAGTCTCCTTTTGCAAATCCAAGATCAAAAGCTTCACTAGTAGCTGGTTGATGGAATGGTTCTACTGGCTCTGCTCCAAATATATTTCCTAGTATCTTATTCATTTACTTCCTTTTTAATTTAAAGTTTCTAATGCGTTAACAAAGTCTAAAACTCTTACTGGAGTTTGCTTATTCCAATTACTCTTTGTTCTACTGCCTTCTGCAGTGTATTTTATTTCACTAATGGCTCTATCAATGTTCCCAGCCTTCATATGTTTCCATGCTGTAGGGAATTTTGTAGTCCAACTTGTGCCTAGTTGAAAGTTTACAGATACAAGTGCTTCTTTAACTTCTTGGTTTGTTTTTTTCATTTGAGCAGATTGTTTTTTTGCAGCAATTCTTGCTTTTTTAGTATCAGCCTCATACCATGATTCAATAACATCTTCTGGAACTTCTGATCCTGATGGATACTTAATCTTTTCACTCTCGCTCATTTTGTGTCCAATACCTGCAGTAGCATGACCTGTTGTGTCTACATATACCTTAGTTGAATAACCTTCTCTTTTGATAAGGTGATTTCTTTCTCTTGCTAGAACCAATTCTCTCCCCTTTAGTTTTGATGTGTCAATTTGACCTGTTCTACTTTTTCCACCTCTTTTAAGATAAGAAAATGCTTCTCTTGCTGCATCTTTAATGTCTGTAGTGGCATCAATAATTGTTTCTAAAGTTGGAGCCAGAGCATCTTCTATTACATTAAATGAAGCTACTTCGTTCTTGAAACTTTCTGCAACTAGCTGCTTAACAATAGAAATATCTTTCTTTGAAAGCCTTTTAAATAACTCTGGGTTCTCAATCTCTAAGCTTTCTGTCGATGTATCAATATTTCTGCTTATAATTTCTGCATCTCTTCTTTCTATTTCTGTTAGAAAAGTTGTNTCTTTTTTNACTATTCCATCTAAAATNTTTTTTGCTGAGTTCATTTCTTTTGAGTCTAATACTAATTGCTTAAATTCGTTAGCAGAATAAGTCTTATTAGTTTCCTGACCTCTACTATCAGTATATTGAGCCACATAAACATCATTTCCTAGATGTGATATTACGGGAGTCCCATCAGTGCCTTCTGGTACTCTATATATATATTGAGCCAATGTATCTAATTCTTCTTGGCTGTTTATTCCAAATTTTCTAACTGGAAGATCTTCATTGCCTAATCCAGACTGTGAAATCTTTTGACTGTCCCATAATTCTTCTGCTATTTGAAATGCTTGATCTTTGTCTTTTGAAAATAGTGATGTCTCTTTTACTTTGGTTCTCATGAATTTTACTTTCTCATTATTCCAGTTAATTCCAGAAGTAGATTCTTCTTCAAAGTCTTTAGAAGTTATCTTTACATCAATTCCTTTATTTGCATTTAGTGTATCAACTGCAATCTTTATTCCTTCTTTAGCTGAAAGATCTAGTCCTCTTGCTGCAGCAATAGTACTAATTGCTTTTAGCTGTAGATCTGTCTTGTCTGGGTATTGGTGATCATCTCTTGCATAAATATAAGTACTCCATCCTTCAACTGTTGGATTAGATAAGAATGCCTTTGCATTGGTAGTGAATACTTCAGTACTTAAGTGTAGATCTTTTGCTAGATCAAGTGATGACTTAATTGCATTCTTGTCACCAGTTCTTGCAGATAGTGCTAGTTGGTTCTTTGCTTCTTCTTTTATAACTTTGTCTGTATCTTGAAGAGACAGTCCTAATTTTGAAGATAGAGCCACAAGTTGTGTTGAGTCAGAATAGTTCTTGGTTCTTACAATGTCACTCACATATCTTTTGTTTACATAGTCAGTAAAAGGTTTCTTAATTTTTTTATCTTTTATATATTCAAGATTGAAGTGGCTCTCAAGTTGAGAACCAGACATTAAACTAAATACTTTATTTCTATCTTCTGCTATTTCATTCATAGTAACATTTACTCTATCGTTAAAGAATGTTTCTGTTTTAAATGATGGGTCAAGTTGTCTTATAGTAGTAAGAGCTGAAGTTGGATTGTAAGCATCTACTGTACTTAGACCCTTAGAGTAAGCTGCTGCTTCTGATCTATTTTCTGCATCAAGAAGTTTGTCAGAAGCAATTTCTCTATCAATATTAAGCATTTCATTTTGTTGTTTATATTTGTGAGAACTGTATTCTATCTGATTGTCTTGGCTCCATTTTTCATCAAAGTTTGTTTTGTCTGTCCAATTCAAAGAGCCATAGTCACCATCTAATTCTGCTTGTTTTCTTTTTACTAGTTGATCGTTGTAGATTAAAACATCTTGTGCTTCATCTGCAGATTTAACTTGGTTCATTGCCTTGCTTACTCCAGCAATTCCACCAGTAATTAATTTAGCAAGAGATTCTCCTGCTCCTGCTTGTCGTCTTGTTCCTGTAAATACAGATGTTTTAAATTGTAGTTGTTGTAAAGGCATATTAGTTTGCTCCCATTTGTTTTGCAACTGAGTATCCAGAAGAATATCCTGATAGTCCAGCCATTGTCATGTCCGTTGCTATTGCTAAACTGTTTTTCTTTTTAGATTCTGCTTCTGCTAGTATTGCTTCAGTATCAATTTTATTTGCTAGCATACCTTGAGCAATATTTATTACATTAGTATCAATCTCTTTTGCTACTTTACCTTTAGCTTCAGATTCTTTAATTCTTCTGTCTGCTTCTAATCGTTTAGCTACATTACCAGTTACCATTGTTTCTGCTTGAACTGCTGTAGCTTGTCCTTTAGCTTTTAGAAATCCTCTAGTAATTTCTGTCATCTTCTCAAGAGCCAACTCTTGTTGTTCTTCCATCTGGTTCTCAGCTACTCCAGCTTCTAGTGCATATCTTCTATTTGCATTATCTTGTGCTCTATTTGCTGCTGCATTTTGAGCTTTTGATGAAGAGTACGATCCATAAGCAGCAGTTGCTGCCATTGTTCCTGCTACGAAAAATGACATTACTTTTCTCCTTCAATTAAAAACAAATCTTCTTTTGCTTTATTCATTAACTTAACCATATCTATTCCTTCTGATTTGCTTTTATCAACTAGAGTACTTTCTAATACCTCTATATTTGTTTCGTTAGTTACATGTACTGTAGACCAGAACATATCTTCTAGTATATACAGTACTTTCCTAACACCACCCTTTGATTCGAATGTATATGGAGCCACAACCTCTGTTACTTCTCCGTTCATCCAAACCAATGCCTTACCTTTTGAGACAATGTTTAAATGTGTTGTGTTATGCACGTGTCCTACGATAATCATACCCTTTGGCATATATATCTCACGACAGTAAACACTCTCGCTAAAAGTATGAGTTAATGGTAACTCATCTTCTCTTATGTCTATAATTTGTTTTCCCATGTTTTCCCCTATAAATGCCTAAGAACCATTATAGCAAATTTCTATTAAGAAGAAAGGAAAGGAAAAAGGAAAGATTGTTGGCTGGTTCTTAGTAGTGCTGCCAACTTCTCTTAATCTTTTGTTTTTACAGTAACCTATTTACTAATTCCTATTGTATACATAAGATACATAACTGTAGCAGCTACTGCTGTCATTAGTGCTCTCTTTGCTACGGCATTAGGAACACCTTCTATAGTT